AAAGTTTTTCCTGATTTGCAGATAACTCAGTTTCATAATTCGTTATTCCCATAACAGGAAGCGCTGGGTAAAAATAAAGTGCTGTTGCAGGTGTAGCTCCATTAATTACGTAAGCTCCTGTTGTTGTATTATATGTATGCGTAGTTGCTGAACCGGTTGTTAACATTGTACCTGGAGTTCCTAACTCTGAAACAGTAAACATTTCAGTTCCGATAGAAAACATTTGCCCTACTTCATATATAGTTGCAGGTGCATTTCCAGAAACGTTTCCGGAACCGTCAGTTGTTCCAATGTGTGTTCTTAAACGTGAGTAAAGTTGCTCTATATTATCAGTTTTATCTGGATCCATTGAAGTTGAACCGAATCTTTTCCTTACTCTTCCCCTAAACACATATGCATTTTTAAGTCTTTCAAAAGCATCATCAGGAATTAACCATGGCCTTAAGTTTGTTTGCAAGCCAGCATTTAATGGGGCAATAAGAAATTTATCATATTCCATTTAATATCCTTTACCTATAGCTAACCAGTCAAATACCATTGCTTTTGCTCCAGTAGTAGTTCTTGGACTTCCATAATAAGTAAGGGTTGTAGTGGTGAAATTTTTCAATCTTACATATACGTCAGTATCCCCTGTAGTTGAATCTCTTGGCTGCAGAAAAGCCCTATAAGCTGCTGTAAAAGCTGGATATGAGGCTCCAGTTTGAAAAGTATAACTTTTATCGCCACCAGCTGTACTAATTGTTCCCCACTTAATAAGGAGACCTGACGCTAAATATGACCAACCATCATCAGATCCACTAGTTCCCGCTACCCTTCTAGCTGCGGTAATTGGCCAATAGGAACCATTACTCTCTCGGCGAACATATAGTTCAGCTCCATCTGCAGTGAATGCAGGATCTGAAGCAAACATAGCAATTTCTTGCGTAGTGGTAGCTGGCAATGTTACTTCCCTGTAGTGAACCGCGTTATGTTTTCCCTGATTTGTTAAACCAATGCCAACATGATTAACGTTCCATGCAGTATCTAGAGCTTCGAAATTACCCCTAATTGCTGTAGAGCCTACAGAATTAAATACAAGGTCACTATCCGCTGGTTTGGTTTTATCCCACGACATAACTACTCCTTAGAATCTAGGCCATGACCACCAATTATTAATATTATTTAATGTTTTAGTATATATTGTAGCAGATCTTTCTTTAGCTTGTTGAACTAGAGTCCTACGTAGGACTAATGCCTCTTGTTTTTTAAATTCTGGCATTAACATTGCTGCACCTTCTACATCCGTTCTATCTTCAAATACTTTTTTTGCTGCACCATAGGCAATATATTGCCACCACTGTTTTAAGTCTGGTGAAGTTCCAGCTGCAAGTAATTGTGTGGGTTGCTTATATATTTCAACCTCTACTCTATATGGTTTATCAGGCACAGGACGCATTATAAATTCATTATTAAAATAAAGTATACCTTGAGGGACTGAAGCTACGTATGGAACAGTTTGGCTCTCTATTGCTTCTCCCGATGCAGGTGCTGCTGAAAAATTAAGAGTATACGCACCAGTTAGATAATCTATAGTTCCAGCTCCATCACCAGCTAATGTTCCAGCACCATCATCCGTCAAAGCTAGCCCATCATTATTGGCATCGATAGAGCTAAATAAAACTTGATTCTTAAGAATTGGTGTTGATGATAATGTTCCACTAAATGCAACGGTTGCTCCGTCACCAGCTGTACCAATTGATGAAATATTATTTACTTTTGGATACATACTGTAAAATTCATCTTGTGACTGAGAAAAATGAACGCGTCTTCCAGCAATATATATAGGTTTCATTGTATTAATATATAAATTTGGATCAACGTACGTAGAACCATACGTATCGATATCTGGTTCAGTGTAAAAAACAAAATTATCTCTTAAGGTATGCAATCGTAAGTGTTCAGGTAAATCATACAATATGAAAGTATTTACGTATTCATCTATATCTGCATCTGCGAGTTGTGTGGTTGATGGACTTCTAGTAAGACGTCTTACTTTGGTTCGTATTGCAGCGAGAGTGGTATCTGCCATAGCTATTCTCCAAGCTTCAAAACTTTAATCTAATCCTTTGCAATATGGTAACAATTGCATTTAATGAGGCAAAGTATTTTGTGTAGCTCCTCCTAAATTAGCGCTAATCTCACCAATTGGGATAACACTAGGATATTTTCCAATATTCCAATCGATTGCACCTGGGATAGAAAACGTTGAAAATCTAGTAGAATCTAAGTCATCCACTATAAAAGAATCTGAGCCTGTTACTGTAATTTTCCCAGAAAACTTATCAGCTTCAGTCATTCCATATCCTTTAGGAATTGATATCCTTACAATATCACCAGTTTCGTAATCATGGTCGAAACTGGTAGTAACAGTGGCTGGATTTGATGTAGTAATAGCAGATATCAAACGCAAAGCCCTCTGGAATGTTGGATTTTGCTCCGCATTAAATCTGGCCATTTTTATACCTTTTCTACAGTGACAATAGCATCTCTTTCTGTTCTATCAGGCAATTCATCGATATCCATAAACTCTAGACTCTGAAAGCCAAATCGATTAACTTTTTGGCCAACCTTCATTGAAACTTTACCATCTGGGCCTTGTGCATGCGCATGAATAGGATAGCTTCCATTTGTATTCAAGTGTTTAGCTACCCCAAGTGGAATAGTATATACTTGGCCGTCTATAAGGTCATAACGTTTAACATCATCCCCTTTATATTTCTTAAAGTTAAAACTCATGGATCCACCTGGACATTCATAGTAATGAAATATACCCTTTACCATTTCACTATCTTTATCCCGTTGGAACTTTAAACTTTTTGCAGCTCGAGCCTTATCCGTTATTGCCATATTTTTTCCCTTTAAAGTAATTGGAGCACCCCAATGGAGCGCTCCAAGATATTACTGTGTTATTCGTTGTCAATTCTTTCTGATTTTCCAGCTACCCAATATATGACATCATTAGACGCTCCAGCAGGGCTATCTGTGCCAGCTGCTAGGGACATTCCAATGAAGCCAGTATTTTCTGTAGCATCATCCAATAGATTTGCATATGCTGCATCACCTGCTTCACCTACTGGCACCACTTGTGCTGGAGTAAATGGAACAGCTGCTGTTGCTGGGAATGCAAATGCTGTGAATCCAGTTGAATCGATATCAACAGTAATTGTGTTATTAGCGGTGCTTATTGCTGTAATTGTTCCTGTAAGATTGTTAATTTCAGTCATTCCATAATCGGAAGAAACTTGGAATCTTACTTTTTGTCCAACTGTAAAGCCGTGAGTTACTGTTAATGTGACAACTGCACTTGCAGCTTGTGTAATAGCAGAAATGAAACGTCGACGTGGATAATATAGAGGATCATAATTGACAGGATAGAAGGATCCGGTTGTACCAGCTAAGCCCAGCTGTGCCATATAAGTAAGATCGAAGCTAGTGTTTGCAACAACATTATCAATTGAGAAATCAATTCCGCCAAGTTGCTGAGCGCTAGTTACATCGATCAATCTTACAATATCACCATCCACAAGGGTGGATGTAGATGTTGCAGAGACTACAGGGGTAGCCGCTGTTGAAATTGCAGTTACTGTAGTATTTAAAGCACCTAGTGGATTGCCAGAGCTATCTACAAGGGAGAAACCTCCACTTGCCATAACCACTGCTGTAATAGAGTCATCAGCTGCTAACTTTTGATACTCAAACCCGGTATCAATAGTCATTCCTCTTTGCCAATAGAATTCTACACCTGTTCCAGCACCACCTGCAGCGCGTGTAGTATAGTTATATACTTTCATCCAATCTACATCAGATCTCAATTCAATTATTTTTGCGTTTCCATCTGCAGTAAATCGGCCTTGTTGAATTATTGTGTCAGCCATATTTATTCCTTATCTTAATTGGTTAAACCGCTCTTGTTGCACGCAAATTAATTACCCACAAGTCATTTGTAATTCTAGGAACTTCAGCAAACTTGTATCCAACAGACGCATTTAATGCCAATGGGCCATCATATATTGGTGGACGATAGATGAATTGAGCGCTGTATTGATCCTGCTCTATGCAAGCATATGCTTCCATACCAACGCAGAAGATGTTATATACATCGTTGCCCAAGTTGGAAGAATTAACTGTTGTAGAGCCAATTGAAGACACTAAGAACCTGAGGTTTCCAATTGAACCCCATTCTGATCTGAGTGCATTCATTGGAGATGGATATTGGTTTTTATGAATGAAGCCAGCTGTTGCGTCTAAGTTTCCTGTCAATTGAGAGGAGCATAGAGCAAAGTAAGCATCACGTACTGGAGCAGTACCAAATTTATCTTCACCTTCAATGTTATCGGTAATGGTGTATGCATCATTATTGAGAAGTGTTCTCACAACTTCATCAACGTCTGATCTCGTTATTTCAGTAGGATTGTCCGAATTCCTGTTACTTGTTAACTTAAGCCATTCGTGCTATATTTATAGCATGAATAAAAAAATAAAACAAACTGATTATGCATATATTGCTGGATACATCGATGGTGATGGATGTTTCGACATTCGAAAGCAATTTATTAAAAATAGAATGTCTCCAAGATTTCCTATGGCCATTATAATTTCCTCTGTTAATAGAGAAATCCTTGATTGGGCCAAAATTAACTTCGGAGGTTCCATTAATAAAAAAACATTGGTTCCAGAAAACAATAAGCCTGTTTACTATTTTACACTGAGAAAGAAAAAAGCTATTCCTCTTACACAAAAGATAACAACGTATCTTGTCGAAAAGATAGAGCATGCAAAGCTTTTTTTGTCTTTCAATGATTTTGACTGTATTAAAAAAAGAAATGAGCTCATTAACAAAATGAAGATACTTAAAGATGTAAGCAATCTTGTTTCGAAGTACCACAAAGAAGAATTTGAAAAATTCAAAAACACTGTTGAGCCGACTAAAAACGACTTTGCTTATCTTGCTGGATTCATCGATGCGGAGTGTTCTCTTAACATTCAAAAGTATAAGCCTAAAGATAGACCTAATTATGTTTATAAGATTCTTCTTCAATGTAATAATACAAAAGCACCGGTGTTTAAGTGGCTTCTCCAAAGATTTGGTGGCCACATTCATTTTATTGACCGTCGAAATCATGGAAAAGCTAGAAAGAATCAACTTACTTGGAGACTTTCCGGAAAAGCGCTTTCGAAAATACTTCCTAAAATACTTCCGTTTCTCAGACATAAAAAACCAGTTTGTGAGGAACTTATGAAGTTCTATAAAACAACTCTTACAAATGGTGGAGCAAGACACACACAAAAGTTTAGAACTCATTATGCTAATGTCATTAAAAAGAGAGAAAGAATTGTTGAAAAAGTTCATAAGTTAAACCTCAAAGGTAATCAAAATACTTAAGCGGGTCGATCTTCTCAGCCGACCTCTCTATATTTCTATAGAGTCCAGAGCACCGCATCACTCGCCAGAATAATTCTGTTCGAGTGTCTTTCCGCTTGCTACGTTCACGCTGCACAGCCGAAGCTTGCTTGCGCCTTGTTGTCTTCAGCTTTACCTGCTAAGAGTTTCAAGTCCA